TTTCAGGTCGTGGTAATTTTACAACTGCGGTCAATTCGACTGATTTAGCCAGTGATGGTGCTAAATATCTGAGTTCGCGCATTGAATCGAAGAAGCTGACGGTAAATTTTTTCCTGCAGGCTTCAAGCCTGTCGGATCTGTCTGACAAAACAGGGAAACTTAAAAAGCTTCTGTCCGTCAAGAATACGGAAGTTTCCTTTGCCGATGACGGCTATAGATATACCGGTACTGTAACGTCACTCACGTTTGACGATACCACTCTTCACCCAACAGGGACCATCGAAATTACGCTGAGCGATCCATACTGTTATTCTGCGGAGAAGACTATAACGGGAACAGGGACGTCTGTAAGTTTATCCGAGTATGATGACACTGGGTTTGCAAATTTGCCAGCAGCGATTGAATTCACGCCAGCGGAGGGAATTTCCACATTTCAAGTCACTAGCAATCAAGGCAAGCATTTTCTGCTAAATCAATCAGTTTCAGCCGGGAAAAAGATAGTGATTGACTTTAAATCCCTGACATGTACGGTCAACGGCGCTACGGTATTGTCAAGCGTTTCTCTCAACAGCAACTTTGCTGATTTTAGGATTGACCACAACACTAAGCTGACGTTTAACGCAAGTGGAGGATATGTAATTAGATTCGAGGTGAAAAAATTGTGATTTTGTATCAGCTGAACAAAAAACAGGATGTGATTGGAATTGTTTCGTCCGATGTCATCAGTGCAACGCTTGAGGAACAAATCAATACGGCCGGCAGTCTGAAGTTTGTCGTCGCCAAGAAATTGAGTGCAGGGTGTCAGTATGTACTTA